GAACGGTAGTTGTGCCGGGTGTTACAGCTGAGATCGTGCAGACACCTGCGCCAATATTCATAACCGTAATAACCGTGCCAGTAGCAAAAGCCACAGATGCGTTAGTAGGTATCTTGAACGCGTTAGCCGATGCGTTAGACATCGTTACTAGCACCTGATATTGGTCGGTTGAAACTGCTGTATAAGTTGTACCTGTTTGAGCGTTAAGGGTGAATGCGACCAAGCCATTAAACATGGCAGCTGTCATCACATCTCCAGTAACTGCTGGCATACCTGTGGTCATTTGATCTCCTTAGTAAGAAAGTGTGTTAGTGCCTAGTATTCCATAATTTGTTCCAATAATGAACGAATCAATGATGGGTTCTAGGGTGGTTAATGTGGTTTTCCAGTTACTTGGTTTGATGTCATGTGACACGCCAAATACCTGCAAAGTCTTGGTTAGGGTCGATGACCCTGGCTGAGTTGTGGTTACTGTGATTGGGTCAAAGAAGTCAAGACCCAAAGCTGCCACAATGCCAGCATTGTAATTGTCAGTGTAAAGATCTAAAGTTACGGCATCGCAACGGATAGAAGTTTCTTGTCTTGAAGCGACTAGAGCTTGAGCATTGTTTAACGCTTCGGCATCTGTTTCCATTAATAGGTTTTGCTCTTGATATGAGTGTAAGAAATACTTATCGATAGAAGCTTGATTGCTAGCAACTTGGGCAGTGCCACCGCTACGAGTAACGCTGGCCTTATTGAATACCAAAGTATCGTCTAGTTGCCAGAGGGCATTGTTATAAGAGATCCCAGTGCCATTGTCATTGAAATCAACTGGGATTCCAGCCACGCTTGATGAAGTTAATAAACGGTCTTGGAACACAAAATTGCCAGAAGCGTCCATGTACAAAGCACCATATTCGGTACTCTCGATTGTCTGCATCGCACCTAAGCCAGTACGCAAAGTGCCTGGATCTGCTTGAACCGTAGTCTGACCAACATCGATGTCGCGTTGGGTTAATGGCCAGCCGATAGCATCTAGTAACTTGCCAATGCGAGTGCCAGTAGTTTGACCAGCTGAAGTGCTAGCCACAGTAGTAATCTGAGCATTGCTGGCAAGTCTGAACCCATCAACTGCGTTGATTGTGGTGTACACAATTTCACCCACATCTTTGGGTGTGGTTGTGCTGTAAGAAGTTATGTAGCCAGCAAAGATTGGATAAGTAACAGATCCATAAGTTGCTGTGATCTGAACTTTACGCATTGGTGTCAAAAGTTGATAGTAGGGAGAGCTTGGGTTGAGTGGGTTGAACGCGCCTGTCTGGTCAATAATTCTTAGGCTCATTGTGCCAGTTTGAAAAACATCAGAAGCAGCTGTACGACCTCGATTAGTTTTAATTTGATCCACTAAGTTTGACACATCGACCACAACTGCTGTTGTATCTGCCAGAGCATTAACGCCAAGAATACCGGCATCAAAAATCATAGGTGAGGCAAAACCAGCACCTGTTGAAAAGTTGATAATGGCATTAATGACTGGAAGGGTCATTCTTTTGGCACTGACCCTGGGGTTGCTTGTGTCAATCCTGTGCGTTGCCCATTAAGCAAAGCAGTATTTACTATATTTACAAAATCATTACCATCTAGCACTGAACCTTGTACATTGACTGTGACTGAGTTACCAGCTGAAAAAGCCGTTTGGCCGCCAGTTGGAATAAAATCACTCATATCACCAAAGTTATAATTATATCTAGCATCAACAGCCGAAGCAAAGCCAGCAAGAGTGCTAGAGCCAGAAGCCATTAGTTTGGCAAAGGTTTCGGCGTAAGCTGCAGTTTTTTCAGCTTCTATGGCAGCCAATGTAGCTGCACCAGCAGTTTCTTGTGCGTAATCTACAAATTGATCCGTAGTCATTTTTGATGTGTCTTTTGAAATAAAAGGCACAATTTTCCCACCATCGGTTTTATAAAGTTTTTCTAAAGATAATTGAATCTCTTCTAAGGATTTTATCCATAATGCAAAAGGATTAGCCGCTGGCTTAATGTCAGCAAGTTGGCCTTGTAAGGCAGCCGTGGCGCGCTGTGATGCTTCTAATTGTTTTTGTAACTTGTTGGCTAAATCAAAGTCCTCATTCAGGATTGCGCGCTGCAATTCTAAGCGTAGTTTTTCATCGGCTGAGATCTTGCCTTTTAATGCTGCTTCTATCTGAATCTGATCCATATTAAAGATTGACTCAGCTTTAGCCAATATTGCTTTGTTGGCAGCAGCCTTTTTATCGGCTGCTATTTTGGCAGCAGCAGCAGCAGCAGCAGCTTTCTTTTCAGCTGCTAATTTAACAGCTGCAGCCTTGGCAGCAATCTTAGCTTGTTTTTCAGCAGCGAGACGAAAAGCATTTTGAGAATCAGTAAAACCACCACCGCCTGCACCTTCTAGTAAGCGCACTTCTTTGCCCATAGCGGCCAAAATATTTATATATGAACCTATTACTGGGATTGCTTGGATATAAGCTTCTAAAGGTATATCGAAAGCTTTACCAGCTACAGGTATATCTTTTAACTTTTGAATAAATACGCCAATGCCGCGAATAAGATCGGCAACATAAAGTGCTGATTTTTCTAATCCTTCATTTAATTCGTCAATGCTTGTATCTTTAGATAACAATTTCAAAGCATCTACAAGGCCTTTACCTATAGTCTCTTTAGCATTATTGGCTGCTACTTGTAACTTGGCTAGTTGTCCGGCATAACTGTTAGCAGCACTAGAAGCTTGGCCAGCAAACAATTTAGTAAGTTTCTGTTGTATATTCTCAAAATCACCTGTGGCTAACTCAGCCTTTGATATACCTATGCCTAAACGGCCTAAAGCAGCAGTTTGTCCTAAGTATGCTTTTTGTAAGCTTTGAGAAACTTGTTCGACCGTCTTACCTGTACCTGCGGCAATATCTAAGGATAAGTTTAATAATTCTTGTGATTGAGTAACTGAGCCAGTGGCTCGCAATAGTCGATCCATAGCAGGCCGTAGTTGGTCATCAAGTATGCCTGTCTGTTTTTCTAAGTTGTCAATAAATTGACCGACTGCAACTGCGTTATTGCCGTAATCAAGTCCAAGATTTTTAAGTGTTATGCCAAGGGATCTAGCAGCATTATCATCTTCAATAAATGCCTTAGCTGCCGACTTTCCAAAATTAATTACGGCTTTAGTGCCGAAAGCCAAACCAAAAGCACCAGCTAATTTTTTTACATTCTTTTCAAGACCAGTTGAGGCTTTACCAGCTTTGTCAAAAGCTTTCTTGCCAGTGAACTCTGCTGCGACATCAATTACAATATTTGCCATTAGCCGCGCACCGTCGCTCTCTGATTCAATTTATTTTTAACTTTTTCAATAGCTCGCAATACGCCATCTTGTGCTTTACCTTCATCTTCTTCATAAGCACGAAATAGAGCGCGACCTTGCATCTTTGCTTGACCCTTAAAAACTGAAGGGTATTTACTATTTAGATTTTTTACAAAAATTGAATCTGGAGTCTTGCGGCCAGCGGTTTCGTAAATGGCGCCAGCAGCAGTTTTATTAAATAAACGCGCTAAAGATCTAAAACCTCGGCGATTAGGCTTTGAAGGTGTTGTCTTATAACCAATACCAGCTTTAACCATTGATGCATTATAGGTAGGAAATCTGCCTTCTCCCATTGATCGAGGTTTCCAGCCACTCAATATTTGACTATCAGAAGGCGCATAGCCCCGAGCCGTCTTTACAACGGGCTTCAGGGCTATCGCCATTTCCTTTGGTAACTGCTTGGCTAAATCAGGAGTGAACTGCCGCAAGGACTTACGAAGTGCGACTGCGCCCTTTACTGCGACTGGCATCTTTCATCTCCTTGTTTCGATCTTTCATAGCCTGTAATAAAGCCTTGAACATTCTCGAATCAAGTTCGAGTAAGTCATTAGGCGCAATCCTCGTTTCCAGACTTAATCTTGCGACCAAGTAAGTGAATGAATCACGCCCTATAATTCCGGGTCATCATCTAGAACTTCCACTTTTGCAAGTGTCTCTAGAAACTCTGCACCGAAAGGCTTGACAGTTTCACCGCTACGGCGAACACACTCCCAAGCCAGCCAATACACATCACTCTGTTTTTCATCGTCACGAAAGGCTTTGTGAAAACCTTTCTTGGCGAAAACCTCGAATGCGTATTCGATCGATGGGGTTATCTGATGTTCAGATACAGAGCCATCTGCCCTTGTGATCTTTAGCTTTGCCATTCTTTTAGCCCTTTTCTTTAGTAGTTAGTTTATGCCCAAGTACCAGTTGAAGCAGTTGCTGTCTTGCTGTTAGCAGTAAAAGTAATATCCATCATACCTTCATCGCCAACTGCGCCATTAATATCTGTTAAGTTATCAACCAAAATTGTGCCTGAATAAAGCAAGTTAGTTGCTGATACAGCAGCTGATGAATCTTGGATTGCCTGCCATGCAACAGTTGTGCCATAAGCAGCCTGAAGTGTTGCTAGAACATTTGCTGCCGCTGTGTCGTTTAAGAATGACACTGTAAGTGTGTCTGCTGAAAGTCCGGTAACAAACTTGTGAGCTGTATCGCCCATAGCAGTTACTTCAATCTGATCAGACTGACGGTTAAGTGTAAAAGCAGTTACATGGTCTGAAAGATTGATAGTGGCAACCTTAAAACCAACTTTGTTATTTAGAAAAATTGCCATGATTATTCCTCTTCCTTCTTGTTAGTTACTGGCTTTGGTGCATCGGTGATCTGACCAATCTTCTTCAAGAAGGCTAGATCCTCTGGTGTTAGGTCTGACATATTAACTCCAACTTGTTAGG